TTCTGCCACGCGGGCTTGCTGTTGTTGCTGCATCTTGGCTTGGAATTCTTCTTCCGAGATGAGGAACTTCTTAAGGTCTACCCCTCGTCCTGCGCCAACGAATGCAGCCAGAGCGGGGAAGTTGATGCGAGCTTGAAGCTCTGGAGGAAGGGTAGAGAATTGGGCAAGATCGCCGAGGGCTAGGCGCAAGTTCTCAAGATCACCGTTGCGACTCATGGCTTCGAGTCCGGTAACGATCGTCACCTTCATCTGACCAATGTCGATCTTGGATTGCTTGATAAGCCACAGAGCTAGCGGGCGTTGGACGTTGCTCGCTAGGGTGGTGTACGTACCACCATAAGCCGTCTCAAGCTCTTGAGCCTGTAGACGAATTTCCTCAGCAGTCACCCGCTCAGCGTCACGGGTAACACCAGACCCAAGCAGGAAGGCACGGCTAACCCGTTGCTCGATGCGAGTCAGGATAGCGTCACTAACCTGGACAGCACTGCCGTTGTTGGCAGCCACCGGGGTCATGTCAGTCTCGATGCCGGGTAGGACGTCGCCGTTCTTGGCGTTAGCAAACTGGTCCGCAGTAGCCATGCTCGTAGGATTGAGCAGCCACTTGACGTCCAGACCGACCAGAGCACCTTCGACCACGCCCTTAGACATGACCGACAGAGCAGTCAAGTCCCGGCTGTATTCCTCGACGAGGCCCTTAGCGTAATCAGCGGAATCGTCAAGATCCCAGGTGACTACGTGGTAAGGCAGCGCATCTTGGTTATACCGGCTTTCATACTTCTCGCCTAGGTTAAGTTCGCCTACCCACTGCGTCTCTGTGTACTTGCCTGACTTGAGGCTGATGTACTTGTAGAACTGAACAGTGTCGCCCTCCTTGTACTTCTTAGTCAGCAGGGCTTGGACGTCTTCCTCAAGCTCGTCGAACAGGACTTCTTCCCGAATGACTAGCTTATGGATAACGCCGCGTGCCGTACGCTTGACGCAGAAATACTTGAGGCCCATGACCCGCATGCTGCCGCCCGTCAGATCAAGCAGCACGTTGCCTGCAACTACCACATGCCGGAGCATACGGTAAAGGTGCGGACGTTGCGCATTTTGATCCAGGTACTCGACAGCCGTGCGCTCGACCGAGGCCATAGCGTCAACGATCTTGTCGTCGGGCACCTGCATGGATTGCAGGGTCTGCTGAGTCTTGAGGTCAGCGGTGACTCGGAAGAACGGCCGACTCGGTGCGAACATCGCAAGGGCCAGCTTGTTGACCAGGTGGTTGACTGCAACAGCACCGAGGGATTGGTAGTCGTTCGACTTGTCCTCATCCTCGGGGTCGTAGTCGTCAACCCGGTACACTGACGCAATGGTCAGGGCGGCATAGTCCTCTACCCGTCGAAGCACCTTGTCCCGCTTGGGGACTAGCTTGGACCAGCAGGTATCAGCGGAGTGGTACGAGTTCATCAGATGCTAATGCTCGCAGTGCTACCGCCTCGCCCGAACTGCGCACGCTTGCGGCGGGCAACTTGGGTGGTAAGGGCTTGGCCCCCGGCTTGAATCTCAGTCTGTGCCACAGGCTGACTAGCAGAGTCAGCGGCTGCCCGTTCAGCAGCGGCACGCGCTGCGGCTTGGGCCTGAGCATCGGCAGCGGCTCGGGCCTGAGCATTACCTGCGGCTAGTGCCGCCTGAGTCTCAGCAGCCCACGCAGCTTTCTGAGCAGCCGCATTCTCTTTGGCCATCTGAATCTGTTGGGTCTTGCCCGTTAGATCCTGCCATGCTTTCTCGACAGCCTTGGCTACCTTCCCGCCAGGGAGAAGGAAGTCCACCTTTGCCATCTTTTGAAGCCATCCCATTGCTTACTCCTGAGTGAAGCCCTCACGCAGTAGCTTGAGGACAGCTTGAACCCCAAGCTGATAGCCAGCTTGTAGGGGCGAAGTGTTGTCGGTCACAACCGGACGAGGTAGCTGCTTCTCAAGGGAAGCGTACACGTCAGGACGAAGGCGGACAACGTATTCAATCTTTTGCTCGGACATAGTTTACTCCTTGCATAATGCTACAAGATATTGCACCATTGCTAGTGTTCTATTACAGGTAGCATTATGCTAGATAGGTTACGAGAAGAAGTATTGGGACTTCAATACTGTACGGATGTCAAGGTTCCCCTTAGCTGGTGGATCAGGCAAGCCATCGAATGCCTTAGACAGGTCAGCGATAGGATCGTACTGCTCATACATATCCACAAAGGTCTGACGGATCAATGTGTACAGCTTACCCGCATCTGCTGCGTGAGTACCATAGTCATCGTGAATCATGGCAAGATGATCTATCCCGTGCTGCGAAGCTGCGACCGTGGTAAGGTGTAGATGCGAAGCATCGAGACTATGGATGAAGTTGGGAGCCATCCCGCTTGAGTGCCTGTTAGGATCAGGCGTGTCAGTCTCACTCACCACTCGGATCTCGTTAGACCCTACGAGTCTAGTGTGGATGCGGTGAAACTCCAGCTCCATGTAGGCTTGTGTAGCTAGAAAGCCAGAGGGTGTCACCCAAGAAACAACAGGAGTATCTTGGCTAAGAGACTTAACAATGATACGACTAGACTTCTTAAGCCAGTCCATAGCAAGACGACCTTTGACTACGATATCTCCGATAGCAGGCCAAGCATGTTGCATTAGGACTTGAGCAGCTAGCTTGTATTCCGAAGGTAGCATACCATGCGAGGCAGTACCTTCTGGTTGCAGATAGTCAGAGACAACGTAATCTGTGGCAGACAAACGAGTTACGCCATACGGTGTAGTCATGACGCTACGCTTGACAACCTTGCGCTTGATACCATGCGCTAGCCATTTCTGTCGAACAGCTTCTCGTTGTTCGTCTTCTTCCTTCTGGTTCTCCATGCGGACAGTAGCAGCCTTGGCAACGAGACCATAGATATCTTCCATGATCTTGTTGTCGGTAAGGTTAGTAGCCTTGCCACCAATCTCATCCCGAAGCATTGCGCTCAGGTGTTGAAGACCGTTGCAGCTACCGTCCATGCTGATAGGGATGCGGCTTACGAATGATCCAGTAGTGTCACGCACCCAGTCTGCATACTCGAAGCACCATGCCAGGAACTGTAGCGGGTCGCCTGCTTCTTCCCATCCTGTGTTGTTGACTGGGTCATCGGCGAAGGAAAGGATAAGGTCTTGTCGATCGACAACCCATTGCTTGCGCTCTTGGAGAGTTGCCTTGTCGTAGCCAAACTTGTTTGCTCCCTGGACGTGGAACCAAAGGATGGCGTCAGGAGTGTCAACAGGTTTTCCGTTAGCAAAGTGCAGTAGTGCCTTGCTAAGGTCTGATCCTTGGGGGCTAACTCCAAAGGTGAGAGGGTACAGTCTTCCTCGACTATCTGCTCGATGGACGAAGTATAGGTTCGGATACCCATCGAACATTTCGGCTGCTCGTATGGCTTGCTTGAAGCGTCCGAACTTAACGCCAACCATCTTGTTACCAGTATGCCAGTCACGAGTCTCGGCTTTCCATCTGCGGAATTCCTCCGCCTGTTGATCTGTGAAGGTCGCCTTATCAATGTCACCGATCAGCCAGTCAGGCTTAGGCGGCTTGGGCGTGCGGATGTTGCCAACGATTTCCTCGGTACTTCGTACAGCAGCGATAGCCTTGACTGCCTCAAGCATCCGGGAGTTAACCCGCCATGCGGTGTTCTGCACTGCGTTGACGGCAGCCAGTACATTCGGCATCTGGTGCGTGCGGTACAGGTGCCGAGCGGAGTAAGAGCAGATGACTAGGCACCCGACCCGCTGCGCTAGGCGCTGCGTGTGGAAGCCACCGTTGAAGTTGTCAGTCCATGGGATAGGTGGCTCGACGCATGGGCCATAGACCGGCGCACTAAGGGCAACGTGCTCCTTGATGCTGTCGATCTTGTCCATCGCATCCTGGCTGATAGCCATAGTCCGCTTGGTGATACGGTTAGCTGGCACGGAGTCCAGCACCACCATACCAAGGCGTTCCAGTAGGCTAAGGATGTACGCACCTACTGCATCGCGGGAACCAACTGGCCAGTCAACAACGACGAATCCTGCCTTAGCTGCCGCGATCTTAAGCGTCATCACACGGTGCCGCTCGTCCTTGGACAGACGACGTCCCAGGCTGTTGATGACAGCGTGATAGAGTTCGGGGTTGAAGTCCTCGATCTGTGTGAGGACAAGCTCGCCATGAATAGCCTTGCCAATTTCGTTGGCCACGACTCGGCTATCGGCGGTAGCGCCTTGGGCAAGGCAGGTGTTAAGGGTAGCCCGCACACCGAGCAGAGCCACGGCCTCGGGGTCCAGGCCCTTGAGTAGCGTGATGTCCGCCCGACGCTTCCCCACCTTGGGGAGAGAATCCACGCGGATTGCATCTGCCAGAGGCAGCACATAGTCTCGCAGGATGCTCTGCCCGTAGGGATTTGTAACGGCACGCCCTGCCTTCTCGGCATTCTCCATCATGGTTTGGGCGCGCTTAATGCCGCCGTAGTACATGCGGCTCTCGACGTCCTCCTGAGAAAGCAGGGGTTCGTTCATGTGTCGGGTTCTTCCTTGTCGTAACGTGCTGCGATAAAGCGGGGCTCTCGGAGCTTACCATCTGCGGTAACGCCGAGGCAGTCAATCTGTGCAATGCGGCCGATGTCAGGGATGTCACTGCGGTCGTGGGGCATGCCACTACCTACACGGGTGATTACTCCGTTGTAGATAACGTCAATGGTGTAGACAGTGCGGCCAGTCTTCTCACCTGACTCTGCGTAGATGGCATGTACCTTAAGGTCCAGGGAGAGCAGCGGCTTGACCTTAATGATCTCACCATGCTTCACCAAGCCAGGGGTGTAGACCGTGCCGGGGTTGCGGAGGATAGCCCCGTCGTATCCACCTAGTCCCTGCCAGAGCCGGGCGAAGTCGCGGGCGTCCCCGGCCCACTCGCCGGCCCGGTACGTCAGCGCCCCGAATACGGGCCCTGTGGGCGTCCAATCGGCCGGCCGGTGCATCGGTATCCCCGACCGATAAATAATGGCGTGGCGGGCCGTATAGGGGGCTTCCCGGTCCCATTCCTTCACCGCGTCATTCACCACGAATTGCAGCCGGGGCGAATTGGACTGCCGACGGAAGTCCCCACTGATAGTAGGGAATTGCCCGCCCTCGTACCACGCCTCGCCGTAGATCGTAATGTCCGACCACGGGTGACAGGTACGTTGCGGCGTAGGGGTCAGGGCAGAAGCCATCTTGTAGAGAGCCGGCTTGACATGATCCATGCTGAGTACAACCTCGCCAGTGCGAGAGTACAGTTCGCACTTGCCGGACTCAGCATTGACTACAGCCTTGACAAAGCATCCGTCGTACTTACGTTGAAGCCAGTAGCCCAGTCGCTGCATGTCCTCGAACTTGTACAGCTTCTTGAACCTAGCCGGGAGCTTGTCGTACTCAACGGCTTTCATGAAATCAAAAGTCATCGCTTGCTCACTGATCCGTAAATCTGTTCGCTCTGCTTGAGAGCACGGTCACATGCCTTCTCGATAGCCAGGAAGCCAGGGGCCTTTGGCGCACCCTCAACGATTCGAGCATACAGATCAGACTTGTGCTCTTCACTGTACTCATGCAGATAACCAGCGATGCTATCGTACACGCTGTCTTCAAACTCAGGGTGACCACGCCAGCGGCCAGCTTCGATCAGTAGGGCCAGGGTGGTAGCTTTGGGGTGTAGGTCTTGGGTCATCGGGTTTCGTTGGCGGCTTCTTGGTAGCCACGCTTTGCAGCGAAGTGAGAGAGGAACAGGGCGTTGGTTGCAACGTGGAAGATATGGAGCAAGCCGGACTCGTCATCCTTGGACATGAGGCCGTACTGCTCGATGGCAGCAAGATGACGATACAGAGCGTCGCGATAGCGTTCCTCTGCGTTCTCAACTTCCTGCCAGGAATTAGCGGCGTACTTGCGAGCGCCGAAGGTAAGGACTGCCACGACCCCTTGCAGAGCCAGCGAGCAGCCGTTCATTAGCAAAGCCCAACGGGGCTTGCCGCCATCATACTTGAGGCCAGACATAGATTCTCCGAGAAAGACACAGATGCACGAGGCATCTGTGTCGATCTATCAGTTAACGAGCAACGACTTGCGTTTCTCTTTGCTGTTGATTGTGTAGCGGGAGCGAGCGAATCCGCCACAGTCTCCACACTTGTACCGCTTGTAGGTTGACACCTGGGTATGCACTTCGCCTGAGTGACTGAGGTTATCGCTACCACACTTCGGGCAGCGCATCACGTCGTCATCGTAGTATTGTGCAACGTTGGGATGACCTTCGATCCAAGGGCGTAGCTTGAGGTACAGTGCTTCAGTAGCAACGATGTCTTGCACGTTGTACTTACGCATCTCTTTCCAAGCAAGCGGATTATCCTTGAGGCACTCGACCCATAGCTCGAAGCCAGGGAACTTAGCGTGCTTACTCTTAGGTGCATCCGTCAGGTGCGCACTCATCCACTCCAGCTTGTTGCTGGTGAACCCGAAGTGTGCCTTCGCTGCGAGCAAGGTATCAACAATCTTAATGGGCCGGTAGGGCGGGAAGCCTAGAGCTAGTAGGCGGGCATTGATCTTCTTCAGATCAAACTTCTTGCCGTTCTGTGCGACAATGATGTCGGCCTCGTCCAGTTCCTTCCAGAGGGCGGCACAGACTTCACGGTCATCGCGGACGTTACTAGCGCCACGACCACCACTGTCCATGTATCGAACCCCGCGTGCCCCTAGGGTCTTAGCGGAGAATGATAGGATAGTCCACTCTGTCTTGATCTGATTGAGGCCAACGTTCTGCTGCCACAGGCCCCAGGTGTAGGACTCCAAAGGACAAGTCTCAATGTCCAGTGTTACAATCTTGGGGCCATTGCTCATTCAGGTTTCCTTAGCTGCTGCCCGCCGCTTACGGGCGAGGGCGTTACGTTTAACACGTTTCTCCTCGTCCGTCTTATGCGACGGGTGCAGGAGCCCCGTGCGGTTGGCTTCATGCTTCTGGAGATACTTGGCCACGCCAGCCAAGAAGGCAGCGAGGTTGTGTACTCCATAGCGTTTGTAGTTGTTCTCGACCTTACCGAGCAGGGCGTTGCAGCCCCGGTGCAGAGTGCCACGAATGGCACCCGTGCTGTGGTCGTGATCGAGGACAGCTTGATCGGCGCTCACCGGAGTGCTGCACAAAGCACAGAGTTTCCCCTGTGCCTCGCGCAGTTCCTCGCGGGTCTTGCTAACCTCAGTCGTCTTGAGCCGGCGCAATGTCTGCTTCCTTAACTCGTTCTTCGATAACCTTCGCAGCTTCCACAAAGGAAGGGCGCAGCGGAAACAGCGGGCCGTGCTGGCTCAGGCAGGAGAAGTAGTCTGCCGGGTGCGGTCGCATCCAAAGCAAGCAAGCCTGCTCCAGCATGTTGACCTCAGCGTCTGCGCCGTAGTAACTCTTGTAGAGGTTAAGCACAGCGATGGCAGCTTGGATGTTCGTCGTGCAATCATCCAGCAGCTTCTCGGCAGTCTTCTCACCGCAGAGCTTGAAGGCAGCCTTCTCGCTTGGCCGGTACTTGGGAAGACCAGGGATGTTGTCCGCCGTGTCGCCTTGCAGCATCTGCAACCAGAACCAGTGCCAGCCGTACCACTTGTCGTTGTGCCGAACCTTGTAGGTAGTCGGCTCAAGGAAGAACATGGTATGGGTGTTCCAATCAAGGTGCCATCCCGGCACCATCCGCATGTCCTTGTCCTGCGTGAGGATCACGGTGTTATGCGGATCGCGGAAGCCGAACTCTGCGAACAGGTCATCAGCCTCAGCGATGCCGGTAGTGAACACAGGGAACAGGCGAGGCTCAGTCACGTAGGACCGAAGCAACTCCCAGTTCTTGGGACGACGGCTATTGACCCGCTGGCCCTGGTACGGCTTGGCTCGGGCGATAGCATAACGCTTGCCCTTGTCGGAACCGCTGGCCGTGCTGAGGATCTGGACCCGCCCTGCCTGAGAAACCAGCTTGGCAGCGTTCAGCTTGTCGCGGAGGTTAGCCACCGCCCGGTCAGGCGAGGTTTCATCCGAGCCGGCGCAGTAGTATGCAAGGCCATCGCCGTCCGCATATAGGACACGTTCTGGCATAATGCTGCCCGATACCCCGCCCATCGGGGAGAGGGCCGAAGCCCTCTTACCAAGTGATGCGATGTCCATTATGCGACAC